CTGCGGACCTCTGTCCCCGACAGGCCCCGTCACGCCGGGCAACCCGTCTCGGCCGGCGATCCCTTGATCGCCTTTCTCGCCTCGGTCGCCTCGATCGCCGGTGTCGCCCTTGATCCCTTGATCGCCTTTGTCCCCTTGCACCCCTGGATCGCCTTTGCCGCCCGTCTCGCCTCGTTCTCCGGGCGGTCCCGGCGGCCCCGGCACCGGCGCGACGGCCTTCAATTCCGAGATCTCGTTCATCAGGATCGCGATCTTCGTGTCTCGCATCGCGATCTCTGCGGCGACGTATTCCCGAATGACTGGCGCGATCGCTCTGATCACCGCGGCCCGATCCTCGGACGTCATGCGGCGAGCCCGAGTTCTTTCCTCAACATCTCCACCATGTCGCGCTCCTGTGCCGCGGTGTCGTCGCTCGCCCCTGACGACTGCGGCGCCGGTGCCGGTGTACTGCTGCTCTTGCTCGCGAACGGATCGTCCTGCGCGTCGCGCTTCGCGAGCGCCTCGAGCGAGAAGTTCTGCTGCTGCAGGTATGGCGAATCACCGCCCGTGACGGGCCCGAGGCCGAAGAACTTCCGCCGCGCCTCGTTCGGTGACATGCCGCCCTTCAGCGACTCCGACGCCGTCCGGACGAGCGTCGCCGTATCCATCCGCATCAGGTCGTCGAGGTCGAATTCCGTCCCCCACTCCTGCGGCGCCCCGTCCCGTGCCATGCCGAGGCCTTCGTCCAGGCAGATCTCGATCGCCTCGAGATAAATCTGCAGGCATTGGGAGTAGTACTGCTGATCGAGCGCCTCGACGGAGTTCGTATTCGGATACGGGCCGATCCCGATCTTGTAGGGCGGGACTTTGTAGGCCGTGCAGATCTTCAGCGACGTCGACTGGTCCTGCTCGATCAGCTGCGAGTCGACGGCGTTGACCGACATCTTTTCGAACTTCAGCCCGTCGCCGAGGATCGCGACCTTCCCGACGTTGGCGCCGGTGAAGTTCTCCTCCCAGTACTTTTTCAGCCGCTTCGCCGTGTCGTCGTTGATGAACCCCGGCGCCGTCAGCACGCCCCCAGGATTCGATCCGCTCGAGAAAAAGACGGTCGAGTTCTCCTGGATCCGGATCCCCTGCATCGCCGCGAGGCCGCACGCGTAGATCGGCGCAATGCCGACGAGCGGATGGAACAGCGTGTTCATCCGGTCGTGGATCACCTCGGTCGCCGGCGCGACGATCTGCTTGCCTTCGAGGGTCGGGATCTGCTCGAGCGCCGGCGCCGACAGGTTGTCGGTCTTCAGTTCGTAAAAAACGTCGCCGTTTGGCGCGACGAGCGGCCGGCAGCGGAGCGGGTCGAGGACATACATCCCGTCGACGACGCTGCGGTTATCGCGCGACTTTAGGACGTAGGTATTCCCGCGCGTATTCTTCGAGAGGACCCACGACTCGTAGAACTGGATCCGGTTCTGATAGTGGTTCGGCTTGCGGATCACCGACCCATACGCGACGTTCTCGGCCTCGACCCAGAGCCCCGGCATCCGCTGCTGCACCAGCTTGAGCCGCATCTTCGCGACGTCGGACGCGATCAGCGTCGCGCAGGCGAACAGCGCCGGATGCGAGAGCACCGTCGTGACGTCGATCGTGACGTTCTGCTGCCAGGCGCCGGCGTACGGCTCCCGGACGAGCGGCCACCAGCCGCCCTGGCTGTTGACCGAGGACAGGTTCTGCGGAGCGGCTTTGTAGAAGAAGAAGTCTCGGACCCGACCGACGAAGGCCTTGAACGTCACGCCTTCGGCTCCGCGACGAGGTCGCGGCGCCTGTATGTGCGCTTGCGCTTGCGTGTCGGTGTGTCAGGCGCCGGATCGACCGCGACATCGTCGGCGGCCGTCGCGAATCGCGCCTGCTTGCGTGCTTTGAGCACGATCCGCTCGACCGGCGTCGCGTCGAATCGTTCGCCGGCCTTCGCCGTGCGTGTGCGGAAGGAAAAGTCCACGAGCGCGACCATCGGAGTCAGGTGCATAGATCACACAACGGCCGGACCAGGCTCGCCCGCCTGACCCGGCCCCCAAACGATCCGAAACGACGCTACGCCGGGCTGCCTACGCTGCCCCAGTTCACGTCGTCCATGTACGACACGGCTTCGGCGCGCCGCTTCTTCCAGTTGATGTAGCGCTCCGCCTTGATGCCGAGCAAGTTGTTCTGCCACAGCGACACGAGCGACGCGCCGGTCGGCTGGCTTTGCGTGAACCCGGTGTCGAGCATCTCGAGTGCGGCCTCGCGGCTCACGTCGATCGAGACCTGCCCGTCGTCCGACAGGAAGACCTCGCGCGCGTTGACCGCGATCAGCAGGTTCCCGTGTGTCCCTTCGTCCGCCGCATACTGCGACGTGATGACCGGGATCCCGAGCAGACGACCGCCGCCGACTTCGAGGTCCGGGAATTCCCGCTGCCCGAGGTCGTTGACCATGATCGACGCGGCGAGTGCCAGCGTCTCCGGCATGATCAGCACGAGACCGGTCACCCGCTGGTTATTGAGAATGAACTGCTCGAGCAGGTTCTGAATGTCCGATCGGATGTTGTCCGCCGACGTCCCAGCAGACGAGAGCGGCGTCACGCCGTTCGTGATCGACGCCGGCGAGACGTCCGCCGAGACCGCGACATCGGGATCGATGAAGTCGGTATCGATCTTCTCGACGATCGTCTCGGACAGGGCATCGCGGACGAGACCTTCCGCGCCGGGCACCGAGAACCGCGCGAGCTCGTCGGAAATGACCGAGATCGCGGCGATCTTCGCCCACGTGAGCGTGGTCGGCGCAAAGTGGAACTTCGTGAGCGGTTTCGGCTTCGCCTGACCGACCCAGTTCGCCGTCCCGCCAGTCGTCTGTCCGACGATGCGCACATTGAACGGGACGTTCCGCAGCGCCGGAATGCCGCCGGTCCCGAACTTCCCGACGATCGTCATCGGACGCAGATACTCGATGAACTCGCTCGCGAGGTTCGTCGGATCGACGAGGGCCGTCGCCCAGTCTGTGTCGGTCGTCGTGCCGGCCGCGACGGTGCCGCGCTGGTACTGCGGCCGGAGGTATTCCTGGACGCGCGTGTCGCTCGGGAAGAGTCCCTTCGCCACCTCGTAGGCGTTGACGTGATTGATGTACGCGTTGATCTTGCAGATGACCGCGCGCGCGAGCTGATACCCGGGCGGCAGGTTTTCTTTGAACGTGATCACGCGCGACGTCTGCGTCGACCGCGCCGTCGAGGCCTCCTCGGGAGTCCCCCCTTTGACGACGACCGCCGACTCGCGAGTCACGCGATCGAGCGTCTCGAGACGCGCGAGCTGATCGTCGATCGCCTTGATCTCGTCGGTCAGCGTGGCGAATGCTTCCTGCCCGGCCGCGTCGAGTGTCGCGCCGTCGTCCTCGCCCATGAGTTCATTCATGCGCGCGACTTTGGCCGCCTTCTCGGCGACGCAGACCTGCTTCCGTTCCGCGATGGTTTTCTTCATCGGTCCAGTCCTTCGAGATGTGTCCGAGGCACCGGACGAGGAAGAGCCGCGAGCGTTTTGCGCAGGCATGGCGAATTGCTCGGCGACGATGCTTTTGATCGTTTGAATCGACGCCGACGCGTTCGCCGGCACCGTGACGAGTGAGAGTTCGAGGATCTCGATCTTCGTGAACCGGAGGCCGCCGGTCTTGAGGAGCTCGACGCCGTCCTCGAGCGCGTTGAACCCGATCGAGACGCCGCGAATCAAGCCGGCCTTCAGCGACTGCCAGGCTTCCTCAACGCGGTCCCTCAGCGTGCCCGGCTCGTTGATCCGCGGCAGGCTCGCCGTAAAGTCGATGCCTTTTTTCGTGGGCGTATCGAAGACCGCCGTCCCGACCGGCTTGTCGGCCTTGTGGAACAGCAACAGTGGGAGGGGATTCTTGAAGATGGCGCCGAGCGGCTCGACGATGTCGCCGATCCGGTCAGCTTCGGGCGTCGTCGCGACGCCGCGGATGATGCGCTGATCCTCGTCGATCGACTTGACCGTGAGAACGGAAAACGCCCGGCTGAGCATGGGGATCGCCGTCCATGCTCAGCCGCTTGGACGACGCGCTGATTTGTGTAGTTAGGAAAATGGCTACTTCAACCCGGGAGACTTGACCGCCGCGCGCCGTTTTTGGACGACTCGATGCGCGGTATCCACTAGGTCTCGAAGGACTTGAGACACACTCGTCGATCGTTCGTCGGCGAGTCGCACGAGGAAGTCGTGTTGTGTCTCCGGGATCCACGTCGACACGCTGGATCCCTGCTCTTTCGCCTTCGGTCGTCCACGCCCACGCGACACGATCACGAGCTGCGGTTCACCCATGCGTCACCGCCCCGAAAATATGAGCGCCTGATACTGCGGCTCAGGCACCGGCACGAGCACGCCCGCCGCGATCGCGTCGTTCCGCGCCTCCCACGACAGGACGCCGGCCATCGCGACGTCGATCTTGTTCGGCGAGTCGTGCCGCTCCTTCTCGATCAGCCAGATCGGCTTGCCCTGGTCGTCGAGCATCGGGAGGTTCTTCCGACGAGCGTTCCCGATGTGCCGCTCGTACACCTTCGATCCGTCGTGCGAGATCGACCCGTCACGGATGGAGGTATTGAAGGCCTCGAGCGCGGCACACATCGGCCCGCGGCGATTCGTCCACCACTCCAGGACGCGTTCCTTCCCCCAGATGCCGATCCACTTCGACACCCACGATTGCCAGTAGGGAGGATCGCAGTACATGCGCCAGACGTTGAACGTCTCGAACAACCGATGGACGCACGCGTCGACCTCTTCCGCCGGCACCTGCCACTGCTTGCCGTCCGGCCAGGTGGCCGGCTTCTCCCAGGCCTGCGCGAGCCACTGGTAGCCCGTCGCGACTTCCGTGCAGACGATCGCCGTCGAGTCGTGGAACTGTGATCCGTCGAAGCCGACCGTGATCAGCGTCCCGGGCTCCACCGGCCGCGGCGCCGCGAGCTCCCGCCACCGCATCACGGAGAACGCCTGCGTCGTGCCCCTCACCAGCCGGTTGCCGTAGACGCGCTCGAGATACGCGTGATCCTGGCCTGGGTCGTCCCACAGCGCCGCAATCGACACGAGATCGCGCCATCGCCAGGCCTCGCCGCTCGCGTCCTTCAGCCCATCCATGCGGCCATCGGCCGTCGAGAAGTTATGCTGCTCGGCGGCGTAGCGATAGAAGAAGAAGAGGCTCGTCGTGTCGATGGCACGGCCCTCGTCCACCGAGCGCGCGTAATCCAGCGTTCCTTCGGCCACGGATCCCGCGCCGGGCTCAGGCGCCGTTGTCGTCTCGAGCATCCAGCCATCCGCGCCGTACCGCTTCGGGATGTTGGTGAGCATGACCTGGTAGGCCTGCTTCTGTTTCGGGAGTGTCAGGCGGTGTGATTCGTCGACCACGCTGAACGTCGTCCGCGCACCGTCACGTGAGTTCGGATTCGTCGAGAGCGCCTCGGCCTTGCCGTCGCCGCGCTTGCGCAGGATCCGCTCGAGGCCGATGTCGAAGTCGTCGCGTAGCGGCGAGTTCTCCACGATCACGCGCATCGCGGTGAACGCGAGCTCGTCGGATTGTTCCTGCGACGTTGCCACGAGCGGGATGTACGGGTCCGTCACTGGACCGCCGATCGGCTCGCCCTGCCGAGTGAATCCGGTGCAGCGCACCGGCGCCTCCGGGTGGAGCTCGCAGATAGCGAGCATCGCGGCCTTCTCGGTCTTCGCGAGCCCCTTCGGCAGCATCAGCCCGCACCGCTTAAACCGCCGACGGCCGGCGAGGTCGTGGCCCTGCGGGTAGACCTCATACATCCGGTAAATGAGCGCGCGCCACTCGTCGTCGAGGATCACCGGCTGCCCGCGGAGGTCGCCCGGGCCGAACACCATGTTCTGCTCGATGAAGTCGCAGACCTGACCGCCGAGGGACGGCCAGAGCTCGGCGTCGCGCGGGACCATCAGGATCATTTGAGTTGTATGCCTCCGATGTCCGTCGTCGGCGGCCGAGGATTGCTGGGTTGGTTCGGAGCCCCGCATGAATCGCAGCGACCGAGCGATCCGTACGTCCCGCAATAGGCGCACCTCGCCGCGGCCGTTCGTCTAGGCCGTGGAATGGGTGGGGGAATTTCCTCAAGTCCCATCACTTCACCACAAACATCGCCCGCGGATCCGTCCCCGTCCGCTTCGGCGCCTGGAACGTCTGCCGCTTCGGCGCCTCCGGCGTCGGCGCGTCGGCCGGCTGCGTGGCGCGCGTCACGAGCGCCAGCTGCTTGACCGCGCCGCGGAACTCCCGCATCGCCGCCAGGCGCAGCTTCGCGTCCGCGTGCGGGTCGCGCGCAATCACGGCCACCGCTTCCGCCATCCGGAGAATCTGGTCGTCCGTCGCATCGAGGTCGAACTCCGCCCGAACGTTGGCCGCCCATTGCGCCGGCGTCTGATCGAGCCGCTCGACCCCGAGACGACCCACCGGCGACGCACTCTCGACCGTCAGCTTTCCGGCCTTTCTCCACCGATACACCGTGGCGCGATTGAGGTCCAACCGCTGCCCGATCTCAAGGTCCGACAGGCCCAGGGTCGCCAGCCGGATGGCGTCCTGCTTCACGAATTCCCAGCGCCGGGTGCGCTTCACGTCAGGTCAAAAGCTCCCCAAATGTTGCAAAGTCGGAAAACGACG